AGAGAAAGCCAAACCGACAGGGCCGGTTAAAGGCTGAATACTTATTATATGTCTCAAAGATACCAATCTGTCTAGCGCAAGTTTGTTTATCTTAAGTATGGCTTTAGCCATCTCAATGTTTAACTGTAGTGCCCGATGTTCCAACACAAGGGTTCTTTTAATGTTCTGCAGCACCGTCTGATACATTATAGAGTTTTCTGGAATCACGGAAAGTAACAACCCGTCTATAGTCTCATCGAGATTGCGGTTTCTAATAATACCGGCATGCTGCTTTAAGAGTCTATCGGCAACATCAAAGATGCGCAATGGTGCTGTTTCGAAAAATTTAGTTATCAATTTCTGCTTAAGTGTTTGCATACAAATTCCTATTGGTTCTGTATATATTACCACTTAAAAAAACTGAGCGCAACCTTAAGATTGCGCTCTCCATTTGCCATTTACGATGTTTATCAAGGTTCTAGTACCATCCTGATAAACTATAGCATGAGTGTGCATCCACCCAGACGGACCAGAGTTGTAATCTAGCTTGAGTCGAGAACTCGTACCGACCTGATAAGCTCCTTCGTATATTCCCGGAGTGTGCGAGTGACCTATTATGCACTTCTCGGCTACTTTAGCAAAACTCTTTATTGAGCCCTTAGCGCCGTTAGGCCCCTTGTCGCCGTGGAAAGAAAGCTCAACGCCCGCTACAATCAATGACTGGTCTCGCTTCAAAAATAGAGTGTTATCCAAACAAGTCAACCCTCTTTCAGATTCTGGGTTGTTACACCAAAACTCAAAAGGATCAATTGTTTCGTAGCTGCCTTCCGGAGTGTATTTCATATTCTTAAGCTGGTTATACTTCATGTAGTAGTAAAACTTTGCATTCTCAGGATCGCCCTTGGGCTCTGATTCGCGCAACCAACGATCAAACGCTTCGTCGTGATTACTCTTGACTATGACATTCACGGAATCCTTAGAATTATACTTGTCTAATAGAACTGCCGAGACCTGAAGTTCGCGCTCGACATTACCTAGATCGAAATGGTACTTGGCGTACTGCGTTAAATCGTCACCACGGTGATGGTGATTTCTACTGTAGAAATCTGTAAGATCGTGGAATATCTTCATTTCCGGCTTTAGAGTGTTGCATATAGAATTAGCGTCCGAATAGGTTGCAGCTTCTACCTCTTTGTCGAGGAACATAGCGTGGGTGTCACCGGTAACCAATGCAGCAATACGAGTGTCCGTTGTTACGGTGCCGTCTGCACCATAGAACTTATCAAGGTCGTAAAACCCATCCGCTCTGAAGTGAACATGGCGCAAATGGAAGTCTGTTTCAGTAACTTCTACTATAAGCGCAGCATAGCTGTGGTGGAAATTGCCCTTAAATCCTGCCTTCGAGTCGGTGTAGTTTGATTTGGTGACTGAACCTGTAGTTACGAGAATCTTAGGCAGTGTAGTGCTTACAGCCGGAACAATTTTCTGCTGGATCTTAGGATGGCCAAAGATCGCAGATGAAGTTCCAGTATATCCGTCAAACCCGCTAAGCGGCTCAACAGCGGTAGGCTGTATTTTTACAGAACCAATGATTACAAGTTCCTTGGTAAGTCTAATCTTTTGATCAACGATGTAGGGTTTTATGGAACTCACCCACCATTCAGAACTGCTATCGACTGCCGTGAAGACCGACGTAGGGTTTTTATATCTGTACGGGATTACCAGCAACTTGGCATCATTATGCTCGACGTAAGTCATGATAGACTTAAAGAATTCTTCATGTACTGGAGTAGCATTCTGTGCCGCAGTTATTATGTAAGTTCCGACCTTTCTTTCAGAATTGTCTAGAACCGTAGAAATGTAGTCAGTAGGATCGACAACCTTTTCGCGTATCTGATCTACAGCCTTCTTAAACTTTTCTATGACTGCATCGTCAATAGCTGCTACGGTGCTAGCTATTGGCAAATCTACCATAGGAATGCCGCGTTCGCGTTTTATTGCGAATACTCTGCGTCTAACTGACTCGGCCTGTATGCCAATTATAGCAGCGAAAGTCTGTCTACTTAATTTGGTCTTATTAGCCGCCTTGTGATACACGATGAAATTCAATGGATCTTTCTGATCCAAGCGTATGGCATCTAAAAACTGTTGGTTAGCTGGTTTAAGCATTGTGTGTCCTTATTCGTCTTTTTTAATCTCGGTGAACGATGCATCCAAAATCTTTGCATCTTCGCCGTCGGTCTTCATCATGTCTAGCAAAGCTTCGCGGTTTATTATGAGCGTCTGATTTACGTTCTTTGGAGTGGTGGCCTTTTCCTTTCTTAGAAGGTAATTGTCCTTACCACTTTTCATCTTCGCCTTCTTGTCTACAGCACTTAACGCAGTGTTAAGCTGCTGGCCTATTACTTCCGCCAGTCTTGCCATGTACTTAGGTTCTGAGGTTGCAAGTTGGCTCTTAAGGAGTTCAACTATGTTAAGCGCCGAGTCAGCTATCTCCTGATAGTCTTTCTCGATTTCAACATCCTTCTCATCATATTGCTCCGGCTTTACTAAATCTACGGTTTTGCGCTGCACGGTAACTATTTCGGTAGAGCCCTTCTTTATGCCGAAGTGCTCCTCTAAAGGATGGCTCTGTAGTTCTATAAGCTTTTCTAAGTTTCTAATTGCCATGGGTTACCCGTGAAGTTTGATTTACCTATTTATTCGGTAACCGGGGCTTCGCTCGGCGGTGGAGTAAGTTCTTCACTGACCATCTTGGCTATATTAGAGCGCATTGCTTCTAAAGCATAATGCATGACTTCCAATCTGTAAGAAGCGTCTAGATACTCCTGTCGTAAACGGTCGAATGTAGCTATTTCGTTTCTGATCGGCGTAGGCAAATCATCAACCGAAATGCCGTTTATGGTAGCTGTTTGTTGTGCTGTCATTGATATTTTCATAGGTATCCTTGTACAGATGACATTAGGCCCATCAATTCCGTGTCGTCTTCGTCACGAACTATCTTTCTCAGGGACTTATGAGAGATAGGTTCTGGAACATTCACGGTGGTGACTGCTTCCATTTCTTCGCTTGCGTCGTCTTCATAATTAAAGTCTTCATGATCGTCTTCATCGGAAACAGTTGTGGCAATTCCGGGGAACGACAATGGCTCATCACCATCCGCAATTTCATTCTTTCGTTTGTTGGCAATAGCTTTCAACGCTGAGACGCCGCTCTGCTTAGAGTCGGAGATTATGAGGTTTTTCGGGTTGAAACTTAGTAGCTGACTGCTTCCGACCGCCGAAGATGAACGCGTCTTCAAGAAGTACACAATCATTTCCCCCTTTATTCGCATCGAAGGGTCCATGTAGATTGAAATGTAGTTGTCAACGGTATTGATCTTGGATATACCACCGGCAATAATCGACTGGTCCGGGGTTGACGTTTTAATGCCGTCTCTGTTCTGCTGTGACGCAGAGATTACGACTGCGTTGTACGCATGTCCTATTTCGGCCAGCTGTTCTGCCTTAAACTTATCCTGTTCAAATATACCCATGTCTCTGCTTCCCCCATTAGGGGTCATGAGGTCTAGATAGTCAACAATTATTACGTCAGGTCTGCGGTTGTACTCTATTTCATAGAACTTGAGGTAAGAGCGTATGTCATTAGATGTAGAGCCGTTCGGCATACGCTTTACGACGTAAGTGCCAGCGCCTTCTTTCTTCTGCTGCAACAGTGTGTTGGTGATTTCAGGTATGCTCTCGCGCCAAACGTCAGTGTTTACCGCTGTCATGATGGAGGCGTTTCTTAGGAAGATCATTTCCTGAGAAAGCTCTAATGAAATGTATATGACATGGTAGCCTTGTCGAACGTAGTTTGCGCCTAAGTTGGAAAGCATGACGGATTTACCACCGCCAGAGTTAGCAGAGAATAGAGTGAATTGTTTTCTGGCCAATCCACCACCTAGTGGACCGTCTATACCCTTCACGCCAGTCGGCTCGTATGTCTGACTCTGCAATAATGATATTAAGAACGGTTCCGGGTCGCTATACATTTCAATGCCAAGGTCTCGCTGCAATGATATAATACGCGCCTTCTGTACTCTCTCAAGCACCTTACCAAACTTGCTTCTGTCACCAGCCGCAATATCTGGAGCACTGTCAGACACGGCTTTAAACAAAGCCTCCTGTTGGCAAAACA